AATAATAAGGTATAAATTTCAATAATTATGACAAGTACAATTAAAGTAAACACAGTAACAACAGAATCAGGATCTACATTAACTATAGGTGGATGTGGAAAAACTGTTGCTTTAGCATCAGGTGCATCACAAACAGGATTTGGAAGATCAGGCTCTGTTGATTGGCAGACAGGAAGTATTAAAACATCAACATTCACAGCTGCAAACGGCGAGGGATATTTTGCAAATACGTCAGGTGGTGCATTCACTATGAATTTACCAGCAGGTACTGCAGGAGCAATCGTTGCAGTCGCTGATTACACAAGAACTTTTGGCACACACGCTTTAACAATTACACCAAACGGATCTCAAAAAATAGGTGGCACTAATGCTAATGCAACTTTAAATACTGACGGAGAAGCAGCTACATTTGTTTTTGTTGATTCTACTGAAGGTTGGATTAATGTACAACAAACTGAAACTTCAGTTGCTGGAGTAACATTTTTAACTGCTACAGGTGGAAATACTGTAGCAACTTGCGGTGATTTTAAAATTCATACATTTACAAGTCCAGGTACCTTTTGTGTTTCTAGTATATCATCTGTACCGGCAGAAAATACAGTTAGTTATCTTGTAGTGGGTGGTGGTGGCGCTGGAGGAAAACCAGATAGATCAGGTGGTGGAGGTGCCGGAGGTTTTAGAGAAAATAAAAGTCCCGTTGACACTTATACTGCATCACCACTAGAAGGATCTGCAGATGTTGCAGTTACAGCAACAGCTTTTCCAATAACAGTTGGTGCAGGAGGAGCTGTATCTATTCCTGCTTGTGGTGGAAGTGGATCAAATTCAGTATTTTCAACAATCATATCTGCTGGTGGAGGAGCTGGTGGTGGTTACAATAATCCGACAAATGGAACTCCAGGTGGATCAGGCGGAGGTGGATCTATTGGTAATGGAAATTCTGGTACAGGAAATACACCACCTGTATCACCTGCACAAGGTAAGAATGGAGGTGCTGGACCACCTGGAACACTTGGACCAAATTCTGGTGCTGGTGGGGGTGGTGCTACAGCTATCGGTGCAGATGGTGGTAGTCCTTCAGCAGGTGCTGGTGGAGCAGGTGCAACGACATCAATAACTGGTTCTCCAGTAGCAAGAGCTGGAGGCGGTGGCGGTGGTGCCTGTAATGGTTCTGCAGCAGGTGGTGGTACTGGTGGTGGCGGAGGTGGAGGAAGAAATAATCCTGCTACAAGTACAGATGCTGGAACAGTTAACACCGGTGGTGGCGGTGGAGGAAATGGGACAAGTCCAAGTACATCAGGTTCTGGTGGATCAGGTATAGTTGTGATAAGGTACAAGTTTCAATAGGTAAATTATGAGTGAAATAAAAGTAAATAAAATTAGTCCAAGAACAGCGTGTGGCACAACTACATTAGGAGATAGTGGAGATACTTTTACAATTCCTGCTGGTGTAACAATTACTAACAATGGAACTGCAAATGGTTTTGGAGCAACAGGGGCTGTTAATTGGCAGACAACTGTTAAGACAGCAGGATTTACAGCAGTAAATGGTGAGGGATATTTTGTTGACACGACTAGTGGAGCAATATCTGTTAATCTTCCAGCAGGGACTGCGGGAGCAGTTGTTGGATTTAAAGATTATGCAGGAACTTTTAGTGCATCAAATAAAGTAACATTAGTGCAAAATGGTTCAGATAAAATTGGTGGTTCAACTGAAAATGCATTATTAAATATAGAAGGTCAAGCTGTAACATTAGTTTTTGTAGATTCAACGCAAGGTTGGTTAGTTACAGATTCAGGTTTACAAAGTGATGCAACTCAAGCAGAGTATGTTGCAGCAACAGGTGGAACAGTTTTAACAGTTGGAGATTTTAAAACACACGTATTTACAGGTCCAGGAACTTTTTGTGTATCAGGCGCAGGTAATTGTCAAGGATCAAACAAAATAGATTATTTTGTTGTAGCCGGTGGAGGAGGATCAAGTAGTAGTCCTGATGCTGGTGCAGCAGGAGGAGGAGCTGGTGGTTTTCGTTTATCTAATAGTGTTGGATGTGTTCCAGCACCAACAATGTCGCCATTAGCAAGTCCAACTGGTTTACCAGTAACAGCAACAGGTTATCCAGTTACAGTGGGAGCAGGTGGTACTAATCAACCTCCAGGCACTCCTCCAAGTGATCCTAGAAATCCAGGAAATAATTCAATTTTTACAGGATCAACTACAATTACATCTGCAGGTGGTGGTGCTTCTGGAAGAACTGGTGTTGGATTATCAGGAGGTTCAGGTGGTGGTGGCTCTCAAGGTCCAACACCATCAAGTGGTTATGCAGGAGGAGCAGGAAATACACCTTCAGTAAGTCCACCTCAAGGTAATCCTGGTGGAGCAGGTTTTGATGGATTAAGTGCTTCTAATACCGGCGGTGGAGGTGGTGGAGCAGGAGCAGCAGGAACAAATGCAGCATTATTCGCAGGTGGATCCGGTGGAGCTGGATCTTTTGTTGCAGATCCTTTTTTTGGACCAACTGCACCAAGTTATGGAACTCCAGGTCCAGTTAGTAGTGTAAGATATTTCTCAGGAGGTGGCGGTGGAAATACAGATGGTCCTGGTACAGGTGGTTCTGGTGGAGCAGGTGGCGGTGGTAAAGCATTTCATCCAAGTGTACCTTCGTGTAACACAAATGGCACCGTAAATACAGGTGGGGGAACAGGTGCTGGTGGACCTTCTGGAGGTGGATCAGGAATTGTTGTTATTAGATATAAATTTCAAAATTAATATGTATTTACTAGCTTTTAAAATTAATATATAAGGAGAAACATTATGGCACATTTTGCAAAACTAGGAGCAAACGGAAAAGTTATTCAAGTGTTAACTATGGATAACGATAAGATGTTAAATGCTGATGGTGTTGAAGATGAGACAGTAGGTCAACAGTGGTTAGAAACACACAACAACTGGCCTGCACAGATGTGGATTCAAACATCTTACAATACATCAGGTAATAAACATAATTCAGGTGATGACTCAAAAGCATTTAGAGGAAATTACGCAGGTATTGGTTATACTTGGGATGAAGATAATCAAATCTTTTGGGCTAAAAAACCATATGCATCTTGGGTAAAAGATACTGCAACTGCAAATTGGAAATCACCAATTGGTGATGCTCCGGCATTGACATCAGAACAAGACTCACAGAATCAAGCTGGCACACATTCTTGGTATTATGTTTGGAATGAAGCTAATCAATCTTGGGACTTGACAGATCATAGGGCATAATTTAAAAAGGTATGTGGTATGCAAAAGAAAGTATTATCTGAAATAGCATTATATCATGGTGATGTAACAATGCCTAAAGATTGGGACATTGATCGAGATAAATTACAAGACGACATTTTACAATCAATAATTAAAAACAAAGATTTTCCATTCTCACGAACTTTCGATATGTTAAATACTTATATGAGAGATCATGTAAATGTAGAGTATGGTTTTTCTCTGATTAACAAAGAAACGTGGGGTAATATGTATAAGCCTCAAGAGACTACAATTCCATTATTAAATATAGATCCAGTGGATTTACGGAACTCACCAGACTACACGTTATTGTATGGTGTGAAAGTAAAAGATTGCATGGTTAGAATACATTATGAGGATAACAGACGTAAAGGTAGATCTTGGGATATAGAACTTACCAACAATAAATTTATAATGTTTCCATCAACTAATATGTATTACTTAACTAATAATCAAAAGGATAGTTTAAACTTTGTGCAAACAATAACTTATGAATATATCTAATCATTATTGGTATTTTAGTGGTGCATTGACACCTAAATTTTGTGATGATGTTATAGCATATGCTAATCAACAAAAAGAAGTTATGGCTAGAACAGGTGGCTATGGTGATAGAAAATTAAAAAAAGAAGAAGTAAAAGATTTAAAAAGAAAACGAAACTCTGATTTAGTTTGGTTAAATGATACTTGGATATATAAAGAATTACACCCATACGTTCACGAAGCAAATGCAAGAGCTGGTTGGAATTTTGATTGGGAAAGATCGGAATCTTGTCAATTTACAAAATACAAACTAAATCAATACTATGATTGGCATTGTGATAGCTGGGATAAACCTTACGATAGAAAAGATCCAAACAATCCAGAACACGGAAGAATTAGAAAATTATCCATGACCTGTCAGTTGACAGATGGTTCCGAATACACAGGTGGCGAATTAGAATTTGATTTTAGAAACTATGACCCACATATGCGAGACGAATCAAAACACAGAATACAATGCAAAGAAATATTACCAAAAGGATCTATTATTGTATTTCCTAGTTTTGTGTGGCATAGAGTTAAACCAGTAACATCAGGCACAAGGTATAGTCTTGTAGTATGGCATTTAGGGAGGCCTTTTAGATAATGTTTATAAATAGTTATTTTCCAACTGTAATATGGAATGAAGAAAAACCAGAGTTTGTAAAATCTTTAAACAAAGCAAGTAATAAATATATTGCTGCTGCTCGTAAAAGAGAAAAAGAATTTATAAAAAAACACGGAGACTTTGGAAGATCATATCATTCAACACCATTAACAGCTGACAATGATTTTTTAGATTTTAGAAATTATGTTGGTCAAAAGTCTTGGGAATATTTAGATCATCAAGGTTATGATATGTCACAATACACAACTATGTTTAGTGAATTATGGGTACAAGAGTTTGCTAAAAAAGGTGGTGGACATCATTCAGCACACATACATTGGAATCAACATGTATCGGGTTTTTACTTTTTAAAGTGTAGTGATAAAACATCATATCCTGTATTTCACGAACCAAAGACTGGTGCAAGATGTACAAAATTAAAAATGAAACCAGACGTAAAAGGTGTGTGGCCAGGTCACGAGCAATTTCATTTACGCCCAAAACCTGGAACATTAATTATATTTCCAGGTTATTTAGAACACGAATATGCAGTAGATTTTGGTATTGAACCATTTAGATTCATACATTGGAATATACAAGCAGTACCAAAAGAAATGGCTAAAGATGTTTAAAAAGAAAAAGTATACAGTTATTCGTCAAGCAATATCAAAAGACCTAGCAACTTTTATTGCAAACTATTTTTGTATGCAAAAACAAGTTTATGATACTTGTAAAGCTGCAAGATATTTTTCACCTTTTGAAAATATACTTGGCCAATATGAAGAACCAGACGGACAAATACCAAATACTTATTCTCAATATGCTAATATAGCTATGGAAACTTTAATGCTTAAGTGTCAACCAGAAATGGAAAAAGCAACAGGATTAAAATTATATCCTGCCTATACATATGCTAGAATTTATAAAAAAGGTGATGAGCTTAAAAGACATAAAGATAGATTTAGTTGTGAAATATCTACGACCATGAATCTTGGTGGTGATGACTGGCCTATATATCTAAGTCCAGATGAAAATGTAGGGATACCTGATTGGAAAAAAATAACGTCTGTTAGCGAAGCAAAAGGTGTTAAAATAAATTTAAAACCCGGTGATATGTTAGTTTATAGAGGTATGGAACTAGAACACTGGAGAGAAAAATTTAAAGGCAGAGAATGCGTGCAGGTTTTTCTGCATTATAACAATCGTAAAACACCAGGAGCTAAAGCAAATATGTTCGACAAGCGTCCTCATTTAGGTCTTCCCTCTTGGTTTAAACGATGATATAATCCTTAGATGGAGGCTGTGTCACCACCACATACCACACAGTCTCCTTTTAAGGAAATTTATGAGCTTAGGATTTGACGCAATATCAGCATTACCATTTGCAACCTCTACAAATGAGGGTAATGTTTCAGTTGTTGTAACGGGTAATAGTTTATCTATCTCGATTGGTAGTGTGGGTATTATTGCAGATGCAGTAACTCAAGAACTAGATCCAAATAGACTTACATTAGGAACAGGAACTTTAAGTATTAGAACAGATGTAGACCACACTGTTACAGGGTCACAAGTAACTTTAAATACAGGTAATGCAGTAGTAACCGTAAATGTGGATGTTTTACCTTCGGGTGTTGACTTGACCTTAGCCACAGGTAATGTTACAATAACTGCTGACGCAAATATAAGTCCTACAGGTTCTCAGTTAACATTAGATACAGTAGAACCAGGAGTTATTACGTGGAACGATATAGTACCAGGAGCAACAATGGTTTGGACACCAATAAAACCTTATTAATATGGCATCAACATTTTCATCAGATTTATCATTAGAACTCGTAGCAACAGGTGAGAAAGCTGGTCTATGGG